CGTCGATGAGATAGACCGGGATGTCGGCTGGCCGATCAGTATGAAAGGCCACAACGTAACACCCGGACCCGTAACCGGACGCGGTCTTGGTTGCGCGGATGTCATGGAGCAGCTTGGTGCTGTCCTCCACGGTCATTCCGTTGTTCAACACGGAGGCGCGACCGTTAGGAGCATAGGCGGCGATTAGCGTCGTTTTCATGGTCAGGCGATCTTGAGGCACACTCCGGCGGTGGTGTCACCGGCGCTGGCTCCCATGACAACGTCATAGGTGAACCATGTTGTGCGGGTGGACGGGTTGAACCAGAGGTAGTTCAACACGGTCATTTCCAGGTCGGGAATTCTGACCTGCGTGACCTGGACGATGGAGGTTGTGGCTGGCAACTCCAGAGGAGTCCCGGCCACGACAACCACCGCCTGCGGGTGGCACAAGAAACCGCGCACGTTGGCCCCGGCACCGTCCCAGTCGGTGTTCAGATAGATGCCGTCCCAACCGAACTTGGTGGCGTCCGTGATAGGGTTCCAGCCCAACTGGTAAGTCGGCAGCAGGTTGGCGATATATTCGCCGTCCAGAATCGCGTTCTTGATCCCGGCCTTCTTCAAGAGCCCGTAGCCCTTGTTCATGTCCGTAAACGAGAACCCGGCGTAGCTGGCGATGATTCCGGGGCTGCCAGTGGTGAAGTTGGCAACCGTGCAAGGAGTGGTTGCCACCGTCACGATCTTGTTCGCGAACTCGCGCAGCTTGATCTCGGTCATCTGCGCAATGCGGAATCCCTTCTGCATCTGGTCCGTGGTGAGATGGCCGCCGGCCGTATACTGGGCCATTGTCACGCTGATCGGGTCGAGTGTGACCACAAAGTTCGTGGTGTCCTCGAAGCTAGTCGCGTTGGACTGCGTGGTGCCGGCCGCCGTGGCATTCGGAACCTGAACAGTCGTTTTCGGCTTGATCGGGTCAGGGCTGAATTCACGCGTGAACGCCTTAAGCGGGGCCAACCTGTGCTGCAGGTTCACGATCAGCGCATCCACAAGGAATTGCGTGATGAGCGTGGCCGACAGCGTGTTGGTGGCCTGCGGGGCCTTGGGTGCCATTTGGATTCGGCCCTGGGCGTCCATGGTGTTCCACATGCGCGGACCCTGGACTTGGTTCCACAGGTCACCCCACTCACTCGTGAGAAACGCGTGGCGCTTGTGCGGGTCTTCGATGGCAAGAACGCGATCCATCACGTTCTCGGCACCGACCTTGTTGCTGCCGATGCGGCTGGGAGGCGCGCCGGGAGGAGCCATCTCAGGCAGTTGGTTGAGGTTCTGAAGCACGGACTCGTCCTTGAGCGCGAGCGGCAACCAGGTATCGACGGCGTTGGCCGGGATTCGGTTGGCCGCGACGATCAACCCGAGTTCGTTGCGGATTCGGCGCTCGCGCTCCTGGGCGAGCTGTGCGTTGATGCGAGCTACCTCGGCGGCGAGGTCAATCGGCGGGGAAGCCGGAGGAGTCGCAACCGTAGGCGGCGGTGTGGTGGCTTTGTCCTGCGGAGGAGTTTGAGCGGCCCCCGCCGGGACAGTGGTAGTGTCAGGCATGGATGTTCCTTTGGTATCTGCGGTTACTGCGGCGGGAGCCGTTACGGTCCCGAGCGCCGCCGGCACTCGCCGGTAGCGCGAAAGGCTGAAAGAGTTTTGCGCGGCCTGATCTTCGGTAATCTCGTCCACCAGGCCAAACACCTTGGCCTCGGCCCCGGTAAACCAGGTCTCATCCGACATGGCCTTGTCTATCTCAGCGCGCGGACGCTTGGTTTTGTCGCTGTAGATTCCAGCGAGGCTTTCCTTGGTCTTAGCCAGCTCGTCAGCCATCTTGCGCATGTCATCCTCGCTTCCAACGCAGAAGCCGCTGGGGTCATGGATCATCAGTAGCGCGTTCTTCGGCATGACAGTCTTGCTGCCAGCCATAGCTATGATGGACGCAATCGAGCAAGCCACTCCGTCAATGCGACATGTCACATCCTGCTTGCGCGCCTGAAGCTGGTTGTAGATGGCTAGACCATCCCAGACGTTGCCTCCTGGAGAATTGATTCCTACCGTGATTTGACGGCCGGGAGGGATCGTCTTGAGAGCGGCGGCGAATTGCTTGGCTCCCATGCCGGAGTTTTCATACCAATCAGTCCCTATCTGATCGTAAATGAGTATTTCGGCAGGTTCATCTTTCTTGCCGCTATCTTGGATTCTGAGCCAGTGCTCGCTCATGCTTTCTTCTCCTCTTCATCGCCTTCCTCTTCCGCTTCCTGTTCTTCGTCGCCATCAGGCTCAGAATGACCACTGGCCGTTCCTGCGATTTGAGCCGGGTCCAAGCCGAACTCATCAGCCAACTTTTGAACATAGGCTGCTTGTTCTGCCCGTTTGCGAAGCTGCTCCCTCCAGTCCAATCCTAGCGGCGAAAACACCAGCTCGTAGTTGGTGAAGCCGTTCTCCATGGCCGTGGCGATGGCCTGCGCATTGTAACCGACATCGACGTTGACTGAGCGTGGAGGGTGAATCGCAACGTTCTTCCAATCGGCAGGCGGGTCTCGCAGTGTTGGCACATTGAGAATTGCCCATCCCATGACGTATTCCCAGATCCTGCGCACCGCGTCTGCAACGACTTGGTGGCGCATGGCGAAATACACGTTGGCCATGTCAAGCGCGCCACGGTAGACGGTCCCCTGCATCATGTCAGGGAACGCCAGAACATATGGAATGCCAACTCCAGCGCAGACCTTTTCGGCTTTCCACTTCCAATAATCTCGGGTTGTCACCGATGGCCTGTCGCTGCGAAATTGTTCAAGCTTCTCACCGGCGCGCAGGACTTCTGTGGTTGCTCCGAAACGGTCCTTAAAGTATCGACTTCGCTCCTCTACCGGCGAGTTTCCTTCGGTGTTCTGCGAGCTGGAGCTGGTCTGGTATTTCAACCTGCGCAACTCTCCAGGGTCCAGCTCACCGGCTTGGTTTGTTATGACGTTGCTGATGATTGCAGCATCCTTGGCTGCTTTCTGCTCGTAAGTCTCCAGATCGATGAGGTCATGAAGCTCATTGAGGACAGCGTGAAAAAAGGTCACTCCTCGCTTTTGACCAGCGAAGTGAGGCTCGAAGATATGAACCATCAAGTCGGCAGCCACCTGCTCGTAGCTGATCTTTCCTTCCTTCTCGGTGGCAACGTGGTATCCTGATGGCCTTCCCACTTCGTCAACCTGCACGCCGTCAATAATTGACAGGCCCTCCTCTTTTCCTTTATCGGGCGGCGTCTCGACGTTTACCGAGTCGATCCATTGAAGCCTGGGAAACGCGCCTCCAGGCATCCTTTGGCGCAGACTGCCGGAGGTGAGCTTGAAGAATGATTCTCCGTCAATAAACCATCGGCGCGAGGCTCCAGAAAGAAGCGTGGTCAGGTTCTGCCGCGAGCAAAGATCAGGGTATTTGCACCACTCGTCCCACCAGGATTTGGCGCGCAGGTTCCATTGCACATCGTTGCTGGCAGGTATGCACGGAATGCCAGATCCAACTGTGTAAGATTCAAACAGGTCTGCAAGCCTCTGAGGTAGAGCGTCGTTGTGCTCCCAGTATTGCGCCTGACGCATCAGCTCGCGCCGGTCGCTTGGAGTCAAGCGCGTGGTTGGACGCTCAAGGCCCCCGGGAATCCACGAGCGGTCAGGCTGCCACCAGATGCGCGCGGCCTCGTAGTAATTACGGACTCCCTTGGCCACCCTGCGGATAACCGCTGTGGGAGTCAGCCGCATTATAAGCTTGTCCCAGTTCATGAGATGCGGCCGGTGAGGTATGGCCAGCGGGACAGTCGGAAGTCATTCTCAACCTTCGTGACTGGCTGGAGTTGCTCCAGCATCTCCGCATAAACGGCCGCATCTGACTGATCCGTGAGCTGCGGTTTTACGGTCTCATAGAGCGAAAGCAGATATTCCCAAGCCTCGATAATGTGGATGGGCTCGTGACCACCCTGCGGGATTGCGAATTGGACCTGCTTTCCAGAACCGGAAGAAAGGGTAAGAACCTTGCCGAGCCTGATCTCATCCTCGCGTTGCAACGCAGCAGCCAGGAGAGCGTCACAAAGCGGAATGCTTTCGGCCTGGGCCTTCGACCAGACGCTACGCAAAAACAAACGCTTGACGCGTGAACTTATTACCACGCGTCAAGCGTTCTCCGTTGCTTACAAAATAGCTACACCAGAACTATTCCGCCATCATCCCCTTTGTTCCCTGCGCTTCCTTGGCTCTGGGCAGCGCCTTAGAAAGGCTATTGCATCGCCCACAGTTGAGCGTTTTCCAGGCATTTCAAACCCGGCTTTTCGCATGGCGTAAACGTAGGTAACGGCCCGCTTGAGTTTCCCGGCAAGCTCTTTCGCGGTCAGCAATTCTTCACGCTCTCCGTTCATTCCACGCTCATCATTCCGTAATACGTAGCCAGCGCCACTTGCATTACCTCGCAATCAAGCAAATGGTTTGGCCACCTTTGCGCCCGCAGCCGCCACTCGAAGCGCGTGCGCCCCGTCTGCTTCGAGTAAATGGGTTCTTTGACTTCAGCGTCCATGTGTTTCCAGTATTCGTCCGTGGACATCTGCACCGATACCTCCCATTTGGTTTGGGCTGCGCCTTTACGCAGAGCGTCCAGAACGTCCTTGAAAAAGTCCCCGGAGAACTCGAACAGCGACATCTCAACCCGACCAGAATCCGCGGTCCCGCAGAATGGATCAATGCCCCGTAGGTAGTACGGGAGCATCAGCCGTGTTTTAAGATCGGGCCACCGCTTGCGGCCTGGCATGCCCTTGGCCGGCATCCATCCAACCAGGAGCGGCAGCTTGCCTAGCGGCCTGGTTACAGCCTCGCCCCAGCGAGCGCACTGCCGATACACATCGGCGTCATCCCTCGCCCCGTAGCCAGAGTCAACCATTACTCCCTCATCTTTGACCTGTAGCTTCTCCTGGAGCACCCGCAGCTCGTCCCAGGTATCCACAGACCCCGCGAGGATGCCGACGCTCTGGCCGGGCTTCCAGGCCCTGCAAACGAACCAGAAATGCGGTGCCCTGGCCTGGCAGTCCACCGTCAGCAGCCGGGAGAATTCCTCCCCGATTTCGAGCTTGGGCGTCACCAGTTCGACGCGCTCCTGCTGCCTGTCTTGGCTCTGGTATGGCTCGGCAAGGTCGCCGTTGATGAAGCCCTGCAACCCGAGCAGTGAGGTTTTGGCTTGCAGGAACTTGACCGCCATGGCGCCGAACGTGGTTTGAGTCCCGCACGCGTAAAGGCTCGAAAGCTGCCGCGAAACGAACGAGGCCGGCGCTTTGACCGTTGGGCGCCACTCCCCAGCGCGGATCATCCGCGTCTTGTGTGCGTCAAGTATGTGCCCGCCGCAATGCGGACATTCCGCCCTGGCCGAACGAGCCACCTTCTCCAGATCCCACTTGCCCATGCCGTCCCGCGCGGTCGAATCCCATTTCACGTAAGCCTCAACTCCCGTGACAGGCAGGGCCGTGAACCCCTTAGACCATGCAAAAACTAGGTGCTTTGAGCAGTGAGGACAGGGGACAAAGTAGCGCCTTTGGTCGCCCTTCAAGAACTCCTGCCAGATGAGCCCGATGTCCACGGTGGGAGTCGAGGTCTTCCACCGCTGCGGGCACGACTGGCCCTTCGTGCGCTGCTCGGCCAGATTCACGGCGTCGGTTTCTTTTTCGCTTCCTTCGTTGAACTTGTCCACCTCGTCAAGGATGATCCGGCGGGCCGGCCGGCTG